AGAAGAAAACAAACTTGACCCTGTTGTTGGAAGAGAGCAGGAAATTATAAGAATTGCTCAAATTCTATCGAGAAGAAAAAAAAATAACCCAATTATTATTGGTGAACCTGGTTGTGGTAAAACTGCGATTGTTGAAGGACTTGCAATGAAGATATTTCAAGGGGATTGCCCAAGAAATCTTCTCGATAAAAGAATTTTATCTTTGGACTTAAACTCAATTGTTGCTGGTACAAAATATAGAGGACAGTTTGAGGAAAGATTAAAAGTTATCATAGAAGAAATTCAATCAAACCCAAATGTCGTATTATTCATTGATGAAATTCACACAATTGTTGGAGCAGGTAATGCTTCAGGTTCATTGGATGCGTCAAACATATTAAAGCCAGCTCTTTCAAGAGGAGAAATTCAATGTATTGGGGCCACTACTTTGGATGAATTTAAAAAGAACATCGAAAAGGACGGAGCGTTAGATAGAAGATTCCAAAAAGTAATTGTTTCCCCATCAACCAAGGAAGAAACATTACAAATTCTTAATAATGTTAAAGACAAATATGAAACACATCACAAAGTAAATTACACTGATGAAATTTTACAGACTTGTGTTGAACTTGCCGACAGATACATTACAGATAGAGAGTTTCCTGATAAAGCTTTTGACATTTTAGATGAAGTCGGAGCAAGAGCTCAAGTTGATGTTAAAAATCCTGAAATTATTGACGAACTAAAAAAGGAATCTCAAAAAATTCGTGAGGAAAAACTTCTTGTGGTTAAGAAACAAAACTACGAAATGGCAGCTCAACTTAGAGATAGAGAAAAGAAAGTTCTTTCTCAACTTGAGTCTGAAAAAACAAAATTTGAACAGGACCTACTGACAAAAAGAAAGGACATTCCAATTGAGCTTGTTTATGATGTGGTATCAGTTATGACAAAAATACCAGTTAATAAACTTTCACTTGACGACACCAAGAATTTATTAAATTTAGAGGATAGTTTAGAGAAATCAGTTATTGGTCAACCCGAAGCAATTAAAACAATTGCAAAATCTATTCGTAGAAATAGATTGGGTATCAAGGACCCAAACAAACCAATCGGTTCGTTTATATTCCTTGGTTCGACTGGTGTTGGTAAGACATTACTCGCTAAGGAACTTGCAAAACAAATCTTTGGAAGTGATGAAAATCTTATCAGGGTCGATATGAGCGAATTCCAAGAGAAACATTCGGTTTCAAGGTTGATTGGTTCACCTCCTGGTTATGTTGGGTATGAAGAAGGTGGACAATTAACTGAACAGGTTAAAAACAAACCTTACTCGGTCGTATTGTTTGACGAAGTTGAGAAAGCGCATAAAGACATTTTCTCATCTCTTTTACAACTTTTAGATGAAGGTTATATGACGGACAGCTTTGGAAGAAAAATCAACTTTAAAAACTGTTTGATTATTATGACATCAAATATTGGGGTTAAAAAGATGCAAGATTTTGGAGCTGGTATTGGTTTTGGTAAATCAAGTAATGTTTATGCGGACCAAGAACTCAAAAAACAAATGCTAAATAAGGAACTTAAAAACTATTTCGCACCTGAGTTCATTAACCGACTTGATGAAATCATTGTCTTTAATACCCTAAAAGATGAGGACGTTAAAAAGATTGTAATGGTTGAAATTAATAAACTTTCAAACAGACTTTCGGGTCTAAAACTCAATATAACATTCGATGAAAGTATTATTGATTTTGTATCAAAAGTTGGTTTTGATGAGGTATATGGGGCGAGACCTTTAAAAAGAGCAATTCAAGAAAAACTTGAGGACTTTATTTCAGATGAGGTTTTGAGAGGTAATATTAAAGAGGAAAAATCTTATACAATCAAAATAGATGGTGAAAATGTTATTTGTGAAGAACAAATTATCGAAAAGAAACCAAAGACTAGAAAGAAAAAAGGGGAATAAATCCCCTTTTTTTTATAAGTTAACTTTTGACGGATGGTCAAAATGATGTTTGACATTACCCAAAGATTTGATTAGTTCTTCCCCTGATTTAATTCCCGCCTCAACTTCCTCAACACAAATATATTCATTTTTTGTGTGATAGTTGTGATAACCAATTGAGAAGTTGATACAAGCAAAATTGTATTTCTTCTTCAGAGCATATACATCAGTATAAGGATGGACCATGTATTGAGGTGTCCCAAGCATATGTTCGGTCAATACCTTGTCTGTCTTTTGAAAGAATTCGGATTCTTTATCGTATAGTTTAACTCCGAAACAATACTCAGTAACCATGTAGTCTCCAGGTGCGTCAAACTCAATAACATATCCGACATCATCAAAGAATCTGTCGTCGGCATTTTTTGAGCCGATACAACCAACTTCCTCTGATACAAAGAATGCCGCCTTAATTACGTCAAACTTATCAAGAAGTTCAAGACAAGCAAAAACACCACATTTGTCATCACCACCAATTCCTGTTGGTTCATCAAAATCATTATATGCTTTAAGACATAATGAATCTTGACCTTTTGAATTTGGGAGGGTTTCCTCAACAACATTAATTGTGTCAAGTTTGTGAACGGTATCGGTATGAGCAACAACACAAGGATAATTCTCACCTTCAGATAAGACACCTTTGGTCACATAAACATTTCCGTAATCATCGGTATAATGTTCATATCCCTTGGAATTCAAATGACTCTCAAGAAATGCAATCATTTTGTCTTCATAGTAAGTGTAGGTTGGAACTGAAAGCAGTTTCTTAAAAAAATCAAGATTTTTCATTTGTTATTTAATTGTTGACAAATATACGAAGACTTTCTTAAAAAAGCTCGGGATGGTAAAGAAATAGTTTTAATCTGTCTAAATCCATACTACTTTTTTTAACTCCACGAGGGGTTTGAATTAAGACTTGGATTTCCCCGTCAGTTAATCCATCAAATTTAAAGTAATTGACTTTACCTCTATCTTTTTCAACTTTACCAAACGTTTTTTCAGATTTTGGTGGGTACCACACATCAAATTGATAGTTTTGTTTACTTATAAATTCATACAGTTCAAGATTTTGAGCAAGTGTTCCTTCTTCTTGTTGCTCTTCAAGTTTTTCAAGTATAGATTCTAACTCTCTATCTGTTGTTCTATCAAAACTCATTTGGTCAAAATTTGCGTCATCGTAAAAAGCATAGTAATCATCATATAAATCTTCATCTAACTCAAGTCCTTTTTCTAATATGAAAAATTTAAACATTTCAGTGATAGATAATTCTTTACCAGCACCTGAATTATCCCAAAACTTAATTAAGTTATCAACTGTTGTGTAATATTCTGAAGCACAAGTTTTTTCAATGATACCATATGGTGTAAACACATTACAGAATTTTTGATTTATGTAATCCCTTAGTCCTTGAACAAGGGCTGTATCAAACTCATATGCATAAACTGAACCAATTTCACTCGCATTTGTTTCAAAATTTGATAATAACCATCTTCCAATCTCATCATACTTATCTTCCATTTTGGTTAATAGACTTGGGGCGGCAATTCTTAGAATTTTCCTTAAAAGTTGGATATTCTCATTTGAAAAATGTCTAATAATAATTCCCTCTTTCATTTCTTCATCACCAAAATAGTAAGTGTCAATAAAAACAGAGTCACCATAATGTCCTCTTCCAAGGGCAACATTAATTAAGTGAGAATTGTTATTGTCTCTACTATCCGTATCCGTAAACATTTTGATATAGGTTTCATTATCAAAATCCAAAGAAAGTAATGACTTACCTCTTTTAGTTTTATTTACGCTTCTAACTCTGACAATATTATCATCATCTTCTTGTCGAATCCACATCGGGTCATTATCATTGTCCCTAAAATCTATGAGTGCTTTATATAAAGACATTAAAAACTTTTTTAAATAAATACTTGGAATATCAATAAACTATTTATATCTTTGTATCACGTTATTTGAAATATGGGGGTGTTCTTGGAATTGATTGGCATAACTTGTTAATCGGGGCACGCAGTGAGATGTTTTCTATCACTTTAATCTATGGGAACAAACGTTAAATGGCAATACAATTGCAAAACTTCAGACTCTCGGTTTCATCCGCACTGAAGAAGTATCAGTAGCCTAATCTAGAATTAGCCTACAAAACGGGTCGGTAAGCATATAACCTTGGAACAGAAGCTCGTACTGTGGTGTGGTTTCTACCCAAAAAGAAACAAACCCTTGGTTGTCCGTTACGGAAGGGTAATCTAAACGGAATATTTTGGAATGGTGAGAACCATCATTAACCTAAGCGTGTAGTCCTTATTAATCCGTATGAGCAAGACCTGGGTTTAATTTCGGACCCATACTACAGGAATGTAGTATTAAAAATTGGAAGAATTCAGTGAACTCTTAACAGGTAATGCTGATGATAACACTGAGCCGAGCCTCTTAGGAAGAGGAAGGTGCAGAGACTAGTGGGGGTTAGACGCTTCTAACATAATACCACATAAGAATCCGACACCCAAAAAGGGTGATGATATAGTCCACACTTTAAGGAAACTTAGAGATTAAAGCGAATCCCCGCACCTCCACCAAATAAAAAAACCCCTTATCTTAGGGGTTTTTTTATTAATTATTATTTATCAAAATCTAGAAAATCTCCGTTTTTGATAAAATCTATTATTTTTTGTGTTAGTTCCTGACCTTTTTTCTTAATTTGGCCTTTAATATCCCAAATTGGGATATTTTCAGTTTCATTATCTTGTGTTGAATCGTCATCATCGTCCTCAGAACCAGAATCAGTTGATGCGACATTAGATTGATTTGAAATGTGTAAATGGTTGTCGTGGTTAGGGAACCCAAAATATAGTAAAGCTTTATCGTTTCCTTTTTCTGAATTAATTTTATATCCTTTCCCTTTAAGAATTGAAGCAAATTCTTCTATTCCTTGGTATATCTCATTATCTTTTGCTGAGGATACGTCACTCCAACCTTTACCATTAACGTGTGAAATATCAACTGCCGTACCTCTCCAGTGTCTACTTAAATTACCTGATTCAGTATATTTTTTATGTCCTGTTTTGGCCCAATCAACTTGTACAGTAATACCGGCTCTACTTGCAGCATTCTGTATATCATCTAATAAATTTTTTGGTAATCTATCGTTTTTTGTTCTATTTGCAAAAGTAATATTGGGGTAGGTGTCAACAATTTTGGGTAAATCCTCATATGATTCATTTATGGGGTTTAAACCCATAAGTTCCCTATTTCTATCAATTTCACTTAATAATTTTTTATTCCCCATTTTAAAAAATATATATTTATAAATATATGCAAAAACTTTTAAATTTAGCAAAGAAAATTGCTCCAACCATAAAGGCGTCGACCTCGGCTACTGGAGTATATTATTATATCAAGAATGATAAATTTTTAAAACCTATCGAAAAAGCCTTAAACGCTAAAGAAATAGTCTATTTAACTTTTTTAATTCAAGGATATAAAGAAGGAAGAGATTTACAGGATATCCTTCAAAGATGTGAGAGAGACCTTTTTAGTTTTTCAACTATTGAAGTTGACTCACATCATCCCGACGAAAGTTGTGATGATTGCGACGGAGATGGTACCATAAATTGTCATGAATGTGATGGAGAAAAAAGAGTTGAATGTGATGATTGCAACGGAAATGGAGAGGATAGTGAAGGTGATAGATGTAACACATGTGATGGGGATGGATACATAGAATGTCCAGTATGTGACGGAGATGGATATGAAACTTGTGGTAATTGCCATGGAAGTGGAGACCAAGAAGGCTGGAGCGAATATTCTATTGAGCAAAAAAATCACGTATCAATTAATAAATCACTTTTAAACTACCTTGAAATGTTAGATGAACTTGAACCGATTGATGAGTCCAAATACGGCCCATATGTTATTATGATACATGCGTCTACTGGTAATACGAGTGAACGTGAATTTGAGGATGTTATGGGTGAAACTGTATTTGCTGAGGTTAACACAAATATTAATTTAGAAAAAAAGTATATTAATTCTGGTAATGTAAACGACAATGAATTAAAAGACTGGGTTTAAATAATCAAATTCCCAACCGACTCAGAGTCTGCCAATAATTCGTCTTTAAATTCTTGTGTAAACTCTCCATCCCTAACAAAATCTGTAGGTATTTCACTGAATACCCAATCCAATGCAAGAATTGAAACTAATTGGTCTTGAACATCAAAAATTGGGGTAGCCACAGTTCCTTGGGTCCCAAACTTTCTAAGTAATGCCTTTGTTGCAACATCCTCAATATTTTCACAATCAGTATAATACATTGTATTACCTAAAGAGTGTTTTATAAACCAAGTATAGTGACTAACAAATATGTGTTGTAAGTGGTCAGATACTCTCTCAAGCCCATCAGAACATCTTTCAAATGTAACGGAAGCTTTTTGCATTGGTGAATTTGTGTAGAATATTCCACCGTTATGAAACTGAATAATGTAGATTCTATCTGCGTTATATTTTCTCCTAATTTCTTTTAAAGTAAAATGAACAAGTTCGTCTTTCTCAATTTGTTTAATTAGTTTTTTCTTAGACGAAGCATCTCCCTTCTTTTCCATATATCTTTTGAAGAAACCTGCTGATATAAGTGCCACAACAATTGATGTTACGGAGCTGATTACTGCTACAAAAATATTTTCAATCACATCTATTAAGTTTAAAGTTTAAGAACTAATAAATAAATATAATAAACCTCATAAAAAAAGGGACAATTGTCCCTTTACTTTTTTTATATAAGAAAATTATTCGTAATTTACTCCATATATGATACAAACATCGTCGTACTCAATCATTATGAAATTTTGTTCATCAGAGTTAACCATATAAAACTTACACTTTTTCATATTAACATCATATGCTAACCAATATGTACCATTTTCAGTTTCATATTCGGGCATTAATGTCTGATAATATTGAATGTCCTCGGTGTAGATGGTAATGTCTTTTCCATCAAACTTAATTGGAATATTGGATTCCATTATTTTAGTTTTTCCAAACGTAAATCGTTCATCGGAATTTTCCCTAAAACCAATAGTTAAAGAAAATGCGTACTGAGAAAATGTAACTGTTGTTAGTAACGCTAAAACTAGCGTGAGGATTGTTTTTTTCATTAAACAAATATAATTAATAATTTACAATAAAAAAATAACTTAATGGATATTTATATAAAAACTATCCATATGACTAAAGAATTTTTAATTGAGAAAATTAATAGTGGTTTATCTCTAAACCAAATAAGTAAAGAAACAGGTAAAGGACTTACAACAGTAAGATATTGGGCTAAAAAACATCAAATAAATTTACCTAATAAACCTTTTAAGGATATTAACAAAAAAAATTATGGGGAAACTAGATTTTGCCCTAAATGTGAGAAAGAATGTAGTACATCTGAATTTTATAATAGAAGGGATAAATCTAATTCTTCTTCATATTGTAAACAATGTACTAATCATCAAACTGTTGTTAGGCAAAGAAACTTAAAAAAACAAATGATTGAATATAAAGGGGGTAAATGTGAAAGATGTGGATATGACAAATATTACGGAGCCTTAGAATTTCACCACATTGACCCGACTAAAAAAGATTTTAGTTTGTCACATTTAAAGAGATATAAATTTGACCAAATTATAATTGACGAACTCGATAAATGTATGTTACTATGTTCAAATTGCCACCGTGAAATCCACGGTGAGCAATCGAACCCAAAGTACCTCTACCAGGATTCGAACCTGGAATGAGGGATTAGAAATCCCTAGTTATATCCCTTTAACTATAGAGGCATATATTAGAACAGGCGTTCTATGTTTATATATTTATTTTATGATTTGTTTTTTAGCACCTACCACATCAAAGTAAGTGTCTATTAATTTATCTATTCTTGAGTCGGTATAAGATTTTGATAGTTCCACATTACTCTTACTGAGTTCAACCACCTCATTTCTTATGTCTCTAAAACCTCCCCAAACATCTTCAACTCGTCTGTCAAAGGTTTGAGTGATGTGTCTTGTATCATCATAGAACTGCCTTGGCATTTCATCTAATCTCTGTTGAAGTATCTCGATACTCTTTTGTTGGTTTTTAATCTTAAGCAAACCCCAAATAACTATGACAACAAAAGCCGCCGCAACTATCGAGAGCATACCCAAAACGAAATAAACTTGTTCATTCATTTTATTATCTCCTTTATTTATGTCAAAGAACGCCTGTTTTAGTGCATCTTGCAGGGCTCGAACCTGCGACCCAAGCCTTATGAGGGCTTCGCTCTGACCAACTGAGCTAAAGATGCTGGTTTAATTCTTTTACAAAGATACTTTAGATTTTTCCATCTTCAAAATCTTTTGACAAAACTTTTTCGATGTTTTTTTCTTCGATGTAATTTGAATTATACTTGAAATCTTTCCAATTGTCAAAATCTTTTAGGTCCTCGATAACTTTTTCGTGAACCATAACAAAACCTTCAGGAATATTCCCGAGAAGTTTAAGGTAGTGAGCCTTTTTAATTTTATCTTTAATCTCTTCCGTCACAAGTACAAATATAGGACAAAAAAAATATTAATCAAATAAAAAACCCCACTCTTTTGGAATGGGGGTTATTTTATGTAGGATTTTTAATTATCTAGCATTTGGGTTTCCCTTACCGGCAAAACCTAAATTTGTTTTATACATTTTTAATTGGAACATCATATCCTCTATAGCTTCTAGTTGTTTTTCAGGTCTCATATCAGCAATTGATTGCATAAAATCTTCAATTACTGATGATGCATCCACACTATCTGTTTCTTCAACTTCCATGTCCATTTGTCGTTTTAAACCATTTATTGTTTCTGAATCCATATCCATATCCATATCCATTTCCATAATTGTTCTTTTAACAATTCTTGATAAATCTGATTCTGTAAGTCTAACTATTTTTTTCATATTATTTTTATTTATAAATATTCTATCAAATAAAAAACCCCATCTCTCTTGAAGATGGAATTTAACTATTAATTTTTTAATTTTAAAACATTCCCATAAAATCTTGTATCTTAACTCCACAAACTTTACCTTCCCCCTTTAAACTGAAAAAGGCGGCCCCGTTTTGATAGTCGAATTCAATTTTTTCCAACCCACCTCCACTCAAAGCGGATTTTACACGTTGAATCCCCTGACTTCCACAAGAAGGAGGTAATTTTGTGTTTGTAGTATCCGCGGTTGGTTGCTCATTTAAAATTTTTACAACAATTCTTGTTAAATCTGATTCTGTTAATCTAACTATTTTTTTCATATTATTTTTATTTATAAATATTCTTCCACATTAAAAAAAACTATTTATTAAATGAAATTACAAACCCATAACCAAACTTTCTAGTTCGGCAATATTTGCCAATTCTTCTTCATATTCTGTTTTATAAACAGTAGTTTGATATTTTTCAGGGACAACAGTTCCTGGTCTCCAACCTTCTGACCATGCTTTTTTAAGTAGTTCATTATCCTCTTTACTACCTGAACTACCAAATGCCTCTTTAACAAAAGACCATTCATAACCTTCAGTTTCAGACATAGTTTTTGGGGTATCTTTTTGTATTTTGTCGTAAGATTTTTCGTAAGCTATTCCTGCAGCCCCATAAGTTGCAGCAGTTGTAGTAAATTTTAAACCAGTTTTTGCTATTTTAGTTAATTTTTGTTTAACCACATCTGTTGTTGCTTTGGCGGCTTTATTTGCGGTATTCTTTGTTATTTGAGATAATTCTTGTTGTACCAAAGATTTATTAGCTGATAGTCCGGAAGCAACCTCACTCTCCAATTTTGTTAATGGAGCTTTGGTCGATAATTTAGTCGCAAGAATTTTCATCCCATTAGTACCTAATTCTTTTACACCAGGAATTTTAGAAATAACCGCGCCAGCACCTGGTAAAAACGCAAACATTGCCTGCATTCCCGCGCTTTTTAAATCTCCTTCTTCATAATACTTAGCGGCATCATACAATGAAATACCTGCAGAAATAAACGGACCTACAACAGGAATAAAAGCAGTCGCTATTGATAAAATTGTAGCAGCGGTATGGTCATCTACTTTGTTATTATCTGTTTTTTTACTGTTATATTGTTTTGCCATATCCGGTTGACCCTTTCGTGCGTCTTTATACTGTTGTTGTTGTTGCGGAGTTAAAGTGGAAAATAAATCATTGGTCTTTGGGGATGGCCCCAAATTAGGTTTTGGACCTGTCTGTTGATTCTGAGGTAAATCAGAAATTCTTTGTTCACTTAATAAAGGTTTAACATCTCCAAGTTTAGATTCAAGAAGATTATTAAACCTATTTTTTATATGTTCTTTATTCATATTATTGGCCAAATAAATCAGTTACATTATTGGGTTTATAGGAACCTCCAGTGTTTGATTGATACATTTGTCTATACTGACTCATATTTATACCCTCACCATATGGAATTTCACCACTAAGTTCATACCTATATGTTATATTATCAGTTATGGATTTATCACCCTGTATAGTACCTTTTTTATTATATCCACCTATCGCACTTTGTATGTCTGATAATAATTCTGTTTGTTTTCCATTTTTTATAACTTCAGGTGGAATGTAAATAGTTGCCCCTTTTTTACCCCATTGTACTGTACCTGGTAAAAACTCAACCCCAACTCCTACCTTTGCATGTGCTCCCCACTTTTGAGTTACTGGTAATAATTTATCATACAAATAAGCTGAATCGTATAAATCTTCACCATATACGTGAAATTTCCAACCACTCATTTTTTCAGGTGAGGGGCCAAATGGTAACCATGTTTTAGAAATACTTGAATTGTTTAAAATACCCAAAAGTCTTTCTTGTTCCTTTTGAGGTATTTGAGATAATGGTGTAAAAGATGATTGTAAAATTTTTTGTCCAGCAACTTGTGACGATGCTTTAGGTTTAATATTTTGAAACAAACTTCTAAATTCAGAGCCATCCGCAAGATTTCTTGGAAATGTAGTTAATACTTGGTCAATAGTTAAGTCTCCCCTTGATACTGCATCTAAAGCACTTTTTATCGATTTGAGAGAATACTCACCTCCTCTGAGGGATTTTAAATATAAACTACCTTGTTTTTCGACGATATTTATGCCTTGTTTATTAATAGCCTTTGCTAATGCCAATTCTACACTTTTAGCCACATCGTCGCCAAAAACTTTAACCAAATCATCAGAAGAAGGAGCAATAATTTTCCTAATTATACCAACCGCTCCTTGTTCCTTCAAGATTCTTTTAACAATTTTTGTTAAATCTGATTCGGTTAATCTTATTATATTTTTCAATATTTTTTATTTATAAATATTCTTCCACATTAAAAAAAATTTGAATTTTATAAAACTGTTTTTTACATTTGTATAAATGAACGTAGGAGTTTTAGTTTTAAATTCAGATTATTCCCCCATTAATGTCACAAGCTTTAAAAGGGGATTTAACCTTGTTTTTAAGGGTAAAGCCGAAGTTGTGCAATCTACAGGTGAACCAATAACAACTTATCTTGGAGAGTTTCTAAGACCCATCATTATTCGCTTACTTGATTATATTCATTATAGACCCAAAAAAATAAGTGTCTCTAAGAATAGAATTATGAAAAGGGATAAGTTTAGATGTGTGTATTGCGGAAGTCAAAGACATCTGACTATTGACCACGTTATTCCAAAATCAAAGGGAGGACAAAATACTTGGTCCAATATGGTTACGTGTTGTTCAAAATGTAACAGTAAAAAAGGGGATAGAACCCCTGAAGAAGCCGGACTAAAGTCCGTTTACCCAAAGGAGCCCACCATGTTTCAAGATGTTATCAGTAGTGAGCTCCTTCAGGCTTGGGAATTATTTAAATCAACTTTTTGATTCTTCTTTTGCAAGAAGTTCTTTAATTTTCATAACCAAATTATCAACCTTTTTTCTAGCTTTATTCATTATAGGTTCAGATACGCTTGCCAAATTTGATTTGACGTTTCTTTCAAAATCTGCAGTTTTTAAATAAGGTTTTATTGTTGATTGTAATACCGAAATAAAATTATCAGGTGTACTTGAGTCATTTGAAATAGAATCGGAGAATGATTTATAAATCATGTCAATCATTTTATCCGTATCAGTAAATAACTGTCCAATATCATTGAATGGGTAATTTGAAACTTTATCTTCAAAATTTCTTCTAACCTCACCTTTTAATCCTAAATTTTTAGAAACATAATTGCTAAACTCTTGTTTCATTCTGTCTTCTTGTCCCTTAAATAAACCTGATTGAATTAACGCACTGTCAAAAGTAACATTATCATCTTCGTTCAAATAAAGTTTAGATTTCTTGTAAGATTCTGCAAGTTTGAACATTTTATCAAAGAACTTGTTATAGTCGCCGTAATAAAAATTTTCTTCAAACTTTCTAAGGTTTTCGTTAATTTTTTTAATTTTATATTTCTTTTCTTCGTGTTTAAGAAGTACTTTATTTCTAATACTTTCTTTTAATGTTTTTGTATTCACTTGATTAATCATTCTTTTTTTATTTATGTAGGACTCTCTTGGTGCCGTTTCCCCTTGATTTTCTTCTCCAGTACTTCCTTCACCACCATATACTAGGTTAGAACTGTCACCATTCCAATACCATTTATTATTTATTTTTTCGGCAAATAGATAATAACCATTATAAAAAATAATTACTTTATTGTCGTTATTTGTGTCGTAAATCTGAGCACTACGGTCATTATATTGGTACCTTAAAGCATTTAAAACTTTATTTAAATCAAATCCAATTCTTTCAGCCTCACTGTTTGTTAATATACCTGTAGATTCTTCTCCGCCTGCCGAAATGTTTGGGTCGGTAGGCCTTTGTTGTAGTAATTGAGGTTTAGAGCCGTCGCCAATATCGAACTCTCGACCATCATCTAATACCCAAACCCAAGTACCTTCTGGAGTTTTGTTTGCGTTATATATTTTTCCACTAGGATATTCTTTAACTGTAAATTGTTTTGAGCCGTCACCAATTAGCTCCATTCCTGTTTCATCACTCCAAATCCAACGGTTAAGGTTAGGAAATTGTTTCATTAAGTCTTCCTCAGTCTTATTTAATGTCATCCCTTCGGCTTCTCCTTTAAGTCTTTCAATTGCCTTATCTACTTGTTCTTGATAATTGCTGTCATCAACGTCAATACCCAATTCTTTTAATCTGGCATACACGGGATTATTTGGGTCAACTTTTTCTCTATCTAACCATTCATTTACAACTGTCACAATACTTTTTTGGTCTAGAGTGCGTCCTCTGTTATCTAAAAACTCAAAAAACTTACCAATAGTATCATCAATATCTGATGGTACTAAATCGTACCCGTCAAATTGTGAGATTATATCAGGTATAATATTTTTAATCCTTTTTATTAAACTATCCTCTGTTTGTGCTTGCAAATTATTGAGCTCTGTAAATATTGATGTACAAAAAATGGTATTACCAGAAACTTCTGTGTCTTTACTTGAATTACAAATTTTTTTAAAAACATCAGTTAATCTATCTTTTGATTCTAAAATAGGGTCGTTTAGAACTGCGTCTATAATCGTATCTCCAACCATGGGGTATATTACCAAACCAAGTACCGCCTTTACAAGAAAATCATCAACTAACCACCCTTTCCATCCTTGTTGAGCTCTTAACAGTCTAATTTCTCTAGGAGTTAAACCATCTTTCCAAATCAAACCCCAAGTTTTTCTTCTAATCCAATTTCTACCACTAAGTTTTATATCGAAATAGTCAGCGTCAGGTTTTCTTAATCTTTCAAAATAGACAGGTATAATCCCTTCAATTTCAGATAATAACCTATAAATGATAACATTTGTAGTAGCATCAGAAGTACTTGCAGCAACTTGAGATATGAAACCTTCTAGGTCATTTTTTTTAGCCCACTCTATATATGCTGGAATATCTTTTAAATCAGGATTTTCTGTTAGATATTGTTGGAATAGTTTTTTAATATCTTCTGTTGGGGACCCCTTTAAGGTTATAATTTTGTCGAAAAGTTTATTTAGGTCGTCTCCGATATTTTCTCCCCCCTCGTTTTTTCTTTTAATTCTGTCAATTAATTCAACACATTCCTTTTCAATTTTTTGTCTTGATTTAAACAAATTTCCAACATTTTCTCTAACCCACGAAACTAAACGCATTTCATAGTCCGCAGCTTTTTCAAGTCCTGTTACATTAGCACCTTTTTTATAAGGGGCTTTTTTATAATCCGGTAATCCGTCTATTTTTTTTCTCCAATATTCTTTCATTAATTCAACATATTCCCAATATGTTTTTGGCGGAGTTTCAGATTTATCAGTATATGCATCTACTAATACGTCATCAAGTTTTTTACCCCCCTTTCCTTCATCACTTGCCGCAAATAATTTAATGGCTAAATCTTCTAATACTTCTTCTTTAGTTTTTCCAATATATTCAGGTAATGATAGTAAATCAGCAGCCAATTCATCCGCAAATAATTCATCATAAAGTGTCTCAGATTTTAAAATTTTTCCAACAATTTTTCTTTGTATGTCCGTAAAATTATCTAAATTTTTATCAACATTTAATTTATTAACCATATCATCAAAAATATCTTGACCAATTGATAAACCATTTACAATATATTTGCCAATCTTATTATCAAAATAACTCATTTTATTGTCAAAAATATCTGTTAAATGCTGAATACCTTTTCTAAAAGGTTTAATTATGACGTTGGACTCTAAGACTAAATTTGTATTTAATTTATCCCCGATTAAATTTAATTTTTTTGACACATTCATTAGTTCCTGTATTCTAATGATATCTTCGTTAACTAAAATTTTATTCATATCTTTTTTTTTAAAATTATTTTATTGTTGGCAAAATATTAGATTTAGGAGTCTCTTCCTTTTTTTTAGGTTCCTCTTTTTTTATTAAATTTAATGGTACCTTAATATAGAATCTATTATTTATCATCCTATAGTTTGTATTATTAAACTCAGGTGGGGATTTTTTTATAAAATCACTTACCCTCTCATCACCTTGCCAAACCCATCCTTCTAACTCTATTTTTCCAAGTTCAGTTTCATTAAGTGTTTCTTCTTTCACGTCTTTTTCAGATGGTATTGAGGTAGAATTTGATATTGAGTCAACCTGAGAATTCAAATACTCGGCAAAATTTATATTAACTTTATCATTAGCACTTCCAGTATTTAAAGAGTCTATTGTGTTTTTAAAATCTTGATATCCTGGTTGATTTTTTACAGATTCAATAGTTTGATTTATACTTTCAGGATTAGTTGCAAAATTAACAAATAACATTTCTTGTTGACTTAATGGAATAGTCTTACCAATCCATTCAAATTCTTTTTTTGTTTCAGTGTTCATTAATGAGCCAACAAATTGTCCTATAGCTTCTAATGCTGTACCAATTCCAACCATAGACATTTGTCTTACCCATAATCTTTTCATGTAATCTATTGATTCTAAACTTTTTTTACCATATTTAGCCCAAATTTTTGTTGTTTCTTCCCAAAATTCATCAAGTGATTTTAAAATGTCATTGGCAGATGAAGGGTCATTAAGTAATTTGGCAACATCCCTAACAAATCCAAGTTTTGTGGCCTCATCATGTATCATAAATTGTTTCCACACTACCTTTTCTTCAGGAGAAAGTGTTTTGTAAAATTTGTATAAATCTGCAGTTGTTGCATTTTTGCCCAAACGGGCTTCTATTAATTTTTTTGCAATTGAATCATACGTTGACAAATCAATTCCCCTTGAAAATATTTTTCCGATTAGTGTTTTTCCTCCTTTTCTAAGGAACGCTATTGGCAATAAAGCGAAAAATGCTGATAGTCCTGCTGAGACTTCATCCTCTCTATTTATTTCCCTAATAGTGTTTGCGACTCCAAATCCAACGTCTACTGCTACCTCGGTATATAAAAGCAATCTTGATAAACCAACAACTTGTCCTACACCAGGAATAAATTGAGCTAATATTAAAAGAGCATTTGCACCTAATTCTACCCAAGTTCCATATTTATCCATCCACTTATCAAATTCATTTCTATTATCAACCTCAACAGGATTAGCCCAATTTGCACTCTCGGGTATATCTCCACAATTACCATCAGGGCATTCGTAATTTGAAAACCCCACAGGGTATGCATATATATATTTAGCGTCCATTGGTGCGTTAGATGGTTTAGATGAGTTCCATTTAAGAGTATATTTACTAGTTACTCCGCTTTTATCAGTAACAGTAAATTCACATATCATACCAACATATTTTAATAAACTTTCTTCGATTTTTTCTTGTATTGTTTCTTTTACTTTCTCTACTGATGCTGGAAGCCCCCCGATAGTCTTAATTCCTTTCTTTATTATTTTTTCATCATTATATTTATACTTCATAAAAGTATCGACCAAAGACTCAACTAAATCATATTGTAACGTTTCAATCTTGAGATTTGGTTGATGTAAATAAACTCCTCCGGCGGGAGTCATATAATAACAATGTGCTTCAGGTAACGCTTCAACTCCTTCAGCACCTAATTTATTTTTTGGTGGGGAAACGGCAAATTCAGGCCTAACACAATAATTAGGATATTGATTTGCTATCTCTTCTTGTCTTTTCCTTTCTTGCTCTTTTTGATACTCAATATCACCTCCTCGGTCCATTAAGTATTGTTCGTATCCTGTTACTTGTTCTATTATAAAAGAATAATTCTCATCTAAAGTTTTAGATGAATTGTAATTCATTAGTAACTTAGACCTAAGTATTTCTTCTGAAATTTTTGTTTGCATTTTTTTTTATAAATATTGTTCAGATGAGAAAAAAAACAGTATATTTGTTTAAAATTAAACAATATGTACCATAAAAACGAAATAGTAAAACTCAAGAATTCTAATTCTATTTTTACAATTTTAGATTATGAAACAATTTTGGATGTTACCATCTATTATTTAAATGGTGGAATTTCTGTTGCAGAGCACCAAATTGAGAGAGTTGCATCCATTAAAGAAAAAGTGGAGGTAGTTTCAAAGACCGCATCAAAACATATTTTAGAAAATTCTAAAAAAATTAATTTAATGTTTGCGGAAAACTTAAATAAAATGGTTAGTGAATGTAAACCACAGAATGAGAAAAAACTTAGTTTGATTAAAAGAATTAAAAATAAAATTTTTGGTTAATTACCATACTTGGTTGGCAACTCCTCGGGTTAATCCTGTTTGCCATTTTTCTCCTTTAAGACCAAGCATATTCGCCTTTCCACGATTTACTTTATAGAGTTCATTCCAATTTGAGCCTCTTTTATTAGTGTTAGAGCTTCCTCCACCTGATGAGGCAGCATCTTGTTCACCCATTTCAACTTTTTCAGAATCACCTGAAAGGTTGTTTAAAATATCAATATATAAATCAATGTCAAATTTCATATTATTAAAATGGAATAAGTTCAGGTAGTTCCTCAACATTTTCATTATAGTATTCGGTTAGAAAATTTTTGAGTTCTATTTTATCAATTCTTATCTCATTAAAATCAGGTTCGTCACCTAATACTAATTCATCTGTTTCTTCTTCATACTCATATAAAAACTCTTTAGACTCAGGATAATCAGAATCTAAAATTGTATATCCATAATCTTTTGTAACCAATAAATCAAACTCAGCTTCTCTCATTTGAGTCTCGGGGTCTCCCTTCATTCTAAAGCTCACTTCAATAGTCTCAGTTACTGGACTATAGTAGTAATCAATTATTTCTTTTACCTTCATAGATATTTGTTGAACTTTCTAAACCAATCAAGTGACTCATTAATTTGGTCATGTACTTGACCTTTTTTAGATTTCACTTTTATACTTTCTTCTATTTCTTCCATAGAATATTTCATACCTGCCCCACCGCATTCGCACATCTTCCCTTCATTCATTTCTCCACCACATACTTCACATACTTCAGATTTGTTTTCATACATTTTTGTTCCACATTCACAAACTTCACCTTCATACATTTCACCACATTCCTTACAGTTCTTTTTCATAGGTTTGTTAATGCCCATGTGTTTATATTTGGTGACTTCACCTTTGTTATTAACTGTAATTCCTTCTTTATCCAATGCCAAATCTTCCACAGTTAATGGAGTTTCACTTGCAATTTTAGGTGCCATTGTTTTATATCCGTCATAAAGACTTCTTTGCTTTTCTTGGATTGATTTTCTTTCTTCTTCAGATATGTTTAAAAAGTATGCTCTCATTATAAAATGTTTTGCTATAAATATGTTGGTATTTTCATTTTACAAAAATTGATTTATAATTGTTTATGAGTTTAGAACCTTTTCAAATTGAATCTCCCGTATTTGAGGACAATCGGGGATGTTTTGCACCAGTTAAACTTTTTGGTGATTGGTGCCAATCAAACATTAGTATTAGTGATAATCTATTCACATTTAGAGGACTCCACCTTCAACAAGGGGAACATGCTCAAACTAAGAAACTATCAGTTATAAGAGGTAAGATTGTTGATTTTTGTGTTGATTTAAGAAAAGAAACTTTTGGTGACACTTACCAGTTTATACTAGCTCCAGGTCAAGCTGTCTTTGTTCCAAATTATTTTGCCCACGGATTTCTAACTTTAAAATCAGGAACCGTTGTAAATTATCTTGTAGATAAAGATTATAATAAAGATAGCGAAGTTTCAATTAACTGGAATTCCGTTCCAGATGTTAAGGAAACAATAACAAAATATATGACAGGTTGGGATTTGAAAATGGTTATTAATGGTAAAGACGAAGAAGCTATAACACTTGAAGAATATGGAAAGAAGTATGTTGGATGAATATGCCGAAGGAGCAATAATCCTTGATAATTTTGATGATTGTATTGTTGGAATTTCTGAGCAATTTGGAGAAGGTAATAGAATTGTCTATTCAAAAGATATGATAATTAAAAAATTATCTGAGGAAATGTCTGAAGAAGAATCTTTGGAGTATTATGACTACAATATCTTGGGTGGATACTTCGGTGAGCAAACCCCGATATTCTTAGTGATAAGTAGTCATCCACATATCTAATACTTTAGATGAATATCTTCTAATAACTCGAGAAACACTTTCAACAGTAATTTCCTTACCTTCTTTTTCAAGGACTTTAACCGCCCCCTGAATCATTTTGTCTTTAGCCTCATCTGCCATTTCAACAAGTTCATCAAAGGCGTCATCATCTTTATTTTCGTTATACTTATTCTCACTATAAATTCTGTCTGAACCCATATAAAGATATGGAGCAGCACTAAACATATTGATAATCCCTGTCTCTCTAAGTTTTTCTAAAAATGAAAATAAAAATTCTCTATCAAATGTTCTAAAAACTTCAACATTTGACATTATATGTTCCATTTTTTTTCTTTGTTCTGATTCTCCCAAGTTCTTTTTTTGTTTTAATTTCATTAAATTGTCAAAACTATCTTCCTTCATCCACTTATCGACGGTGCTCGATTCATCACCCAAATCTTGAATAAGTGCTAATGTACTACCATTATCCCAATTTACAAAATATTGTATAAATGAAAGTACATGGTTAACTTTACTAACAGTTCCCTTATCACCATAAGATACGCCAGTTTCACCTGGCATCATAATTAAAACAATTCTATCTCCTTCTTCTAACTTTGGATTAATCTTATCTTTCATGTATTTATAAATATGATGGAAATTACAATTTCTGAAGAGGTACAGAGAAAATTAATTACAGAATCACTTATGGGTGATTTGTCAAAAGTTTTGTCAAATTTAACTTCTATTGGAAAAGAGAATATTAAAGACACCCAAAAAATGATGAAATTTGATTTAAAATTTCTTCTGACTTGGAGTGGGACGATTGGTGGATTTATGGGTCCATTAAATCAATACATCAAAGACCAAAATGTTGAGATAACTGATGCAAATTTAAATCTAATCGTTCTTGGAGTTTGTTCACTGTTATTTTATAATAATGAAAAACTAACATCAGAATTAATTTCTAAGATTAAAGAAAAAGGACTAATTGAAACATTTGAATTAGCACTTGAAAAAGGTAAAGAATTAAAAAGTGCTCTTGTTGGATTTTTAGAGTCAATTGGTCTTACTATAGGTAATTTATTTGCAATTGCAAGTTTTACTTTCTTAATTCCAATTCTTGGTATTTTAAATGGATATGCTCAAGGAGGTGAAATAACATCCGAAAGTATTCAAGAAATTGCTGAAAGAATTGCAATGTCCGGTGTTACAGCGTTAAGTGCAACAACAATAAGAAATTTTTTAAAGAAGTTTTTTAAGAGAGTTGAGACGGACGGAAGTGAAGAATCTCATTCTTAATTTTTGCAACATCGTTGTCGGTCAACCCAAATTTATCTTGTCTAAACATAAACCAATCATCAATTACATCTTCAAGAGGTAATCCCATAGACTTTGCTTTTTGTTTTAAACCAAAATACTGAGCTTCTATTTCATCAGGTTGCATAAAATATTCAAAATTACTCCCCTCAAACTCATCGGTTGAAAGTCTACCTTCTTCAGATTGTCTTGAGTGTTGCATTTCATGAGTTATATCATCATTCAACTCACTTATAATTGCATATAGATTTTTTTCAAGTCTTTCGGGGTCAATCTGTATTATAATTTCAACATCACCAGTATCTTCGTTAAAATATGGTTGTAAATCAAAATCTCTTGCAGATTCAATCTGATTATTAAACCTAACATCAACAATTACGTTGTATTCTTCCCCACCTGACATAAATGGTAGGTAATATTCTCCTTGTTCTTTCTTTTTAAGAATATTAACAATTTTTTGAACTATTCCTCTAACCATAGTTCTTGGAATTTTTGATTCTGTAATTTTTTTCTTAGATAAGTCAAAACCATCAAGAATCTCAACGTCATCAGGTATTGTCATATTTTCAACTTGAACTGAAACATTACTATCTAAAACTTTGAACGTTTGGTCCAGTTCATTTCCAATATCTCTCATAATATAGTCCATACCATTGTTATAGTTGTATGAAGTTAACATTTCTACTCTATTAAATGTTTTTCTTAGATGATTAGCTATTTTAAATATACCGGCACCTAATCCCTCAATTCTAACTATTTTAACATCAACTTGAATAACAGGAAACGGCTCTCCCATAGAGCGCATGATTCTTTGACCTGTAATTTTTGCAGTAAAATAAAATGTAAACCCTCCAAAGGTTCCGATGGTCTTTTTGTATTTGAAGACCTTATCTTTAAGAATTAAACTAGCAACTTTTAGTTGTGATTCGTTATACATTTACAAATTGAATTTTTACTGTAAGGTCTCCTTCTCCTTTTATTACTCTATGATAAACACCCTTTGGAATAAATACTTTATTTTCTTTAACTAATTTTTTTGGTAATTCATTGTCAAGTTGAACGTACCAGTTTTCTCCTTCGATAAGTTCAACAACTCTGTCTTCTCTGTCTCTGTGCCAAGTGAATTCACCAATATCAGTATTAGAACTAAATGTCCTAATTTTTACATTTTCTGATAAATCATTTTGTTCAAATGGAAGATTCATTTTACCAATAACCCCCATAGGTTTTGCCACCCCATAGGTGACCATAACGGTTTATACGACATGCCCAATAACCAGCAGTCATTCTATCTTTCTTTTTTGCACATTGGTGACGAGACGCAAATGCTTTCCTTGCCTTTGGGTTTGAAACTTTTGCGGTCAATCCTCCGTGAACATCACCAAAAGAAATCTTTTTTATTTTTCCTGTAGATGGATTCTTAACATAAACAACATATTTTTTTCCACCACCAGAATTTCTCATTGGCCTTCCAACTTGTACTTTTCTACCTTTATATTCAGCCTCATTTAATTCCTCTTCAATTATAGGAATATCTAAATAAATTTCTTGTCCATTGGACAACACTACTTTTTTACCTAAGTCACTTTCAACTATTTCAATATCCTTTTCACTTAATTCAATCATACCATTTTCATAAAGAAATCTAACTTCATTAATTAGATTAAAAAATGAATCAGAATGACTTCTAAATACATTCTCAGAAAGTGGAATTTGATTTTCAATGTGATATCTTAAATTATCGGTTACATCAACATTTTCTGTTATAACCATAGATTCTCTGACTTTTGCAGCCTCTTTTAAAATTTTCTTTACAAGTAAATTAATTTTTGTCATTTAATTAATTTTTTCAACAAAAAATACAATCCAAAAAATAATGCTGAGACGCAATAAAATATAATTGTAGTACTCCAGTATGAACCTGTCGAGTCCATTACCATTTTGAACAGCACGTCGAACCCAAGAGGGTTTAAGAAAGTTGCGATTACTAAAGATACTGTCGCCAAATTCTTGTGAAGCGTCTGTTTCCAAGTTGTCATTATCCATTTATTTGGATTTACATTTTATGCCCATTTAAGGACGGATATCAATTTATAAATACTATAATATTTATAAGTAAACTAAAATATTATGGCAACAAAATCAGCAGGGGCTCAAAAAGTAACTTTTGGAGTAAAGAAATCAAATAAGTCAACAAAAAAGTTTACAGCTAACAAAAGGTCAAAAAACTACAAAAAACCATATCGCGGTCAAGGCCGATAAAATATTTAAAATAACATACTATGTCCAAGGAAAAAAACACTAATTGGTTTGGGAAACTATTATCATCAAATTCAGCAGTTTCATCAAAAAGAGTCGTAAGTATTTTCACTTTATTAAATTTGATTACATTTTGTTATATTGGGGCATTTACCGACTATGAATTACCTGAATATATGTTTGATGCATTAGCATTAATTTCAGGTGGAGGACTTGGGTTAACGGTAGTTGAATCAATATTTAAAAAGCCATCAAAAGAACAAACAATAAACGAACAATCTCCAATGTAATGATTGACATATTAAAAAAATATTGGTATGTGTTGGTAATTTTAATTTTAGCAGTTCTAATGTATGTACAACACAAAAGAATTATTGAAGTTGAGAATCATCCTCCTAAACAACCAAACAAAACTTTAGAAAAAATTAAAGAGTTAAGAGACTCTGTGGAAAAATTAGTCGATGAAACCGTAGAACTACAAAATGCCTATGACAATAAGCAAACTACTATAATAAATAACATAATCAAAAAAAATGAAACAGACACTAAAAAAGTTAACAATATTATTTTCTATTCTGATGCTCAGCGTGACAGTGTTTGGGCAAGCAAATCTTATTCCCAAGAGGATAATATATCAGGGAGATACTGGAGTGTTCTTTACGAGAAAACAGGAGGTAGAAATCCTAAAGAACTTGGAATACAAGGAGATTTTCAAAAGTAATTTGGATTCAATGTATGAATACTCTTTAAATTGTACTGAAGCATTAGAGTTATCAAGAAATTCATTTTTTAAGTTATATGATATCTACACAGTTTTAGATTCGGTCGCAGTTGAACAAACAAATAGGGCAAATAAAGAAGAAGAATTAAAAGAAATGGCTCAAGATAGTTTAGCCCAAGAAAAAGTCAAAAAGAAAAGTTGGAGAAAGGCCGCAATTGGTGAAGGTATTTTAATTACGGGTGTTGTTGTCGGTGTAGTCACTGGTGCTTGGGTTCCTGTTGCAACACTTGTTATTGTTGCTGAAGCGGCAATTATAATGGATATGAAGCCACCAAAATTTTCAATGAAGAATCTATTTTTTAAACCTGAGTAATGGTTATTTGAGAAGTTTTTCTTTAGCGAATGATAAATCATGAATCAAATTTTTTACTAATTTTTTGGTATATTTACCTTTTTTAGTTAAAAATAGATTTTCAAAATTAGAAATAAGTTTTTCACAGGATTCAAACTGAGCAGTTGTTTTTGACGAGTGAATACACTTGTTTATCTTGATATAATGGTCATTAATAATGTCAAATGTAAAGAAAATTCTCATAATTAGGAAATTTTTCTAAAAAGAATTTAACCATTAATTCTTTTTCAGGTCCTGAAACCGATATTTTTTTTTGAAATGAAAATTCATCAATCCAAATTGATGCTATGTAATCTAAAATTTCTTTAACACTTTTATTTTGGACAATAAAATAAAATTTTCCGTTAAATAATTCATCAGATGTAAAATCTACTAAGACAACCTCAACAATTTTTTTGATTGGAGAATTTTGGTGACAGAACCCAATAAAATTCGTAATAATTTCTAATTTATTAGAATCAACTGTACTACTATTTTTAATATTAACTTTCATAATTTGTTTCCAAATGAATCCACGGCACAACGCCTTTTATTTTAAACATTGCATGAAATATATCTTGACCAAGAGATGAAAGATTACCAAAAGTTTCATTATTCTTAATTGAAACTTGAACTTTCCAGTTAACAGTAACTCCCAATGTTCTGAAAGGATAATCTTTTCCATACTCCATTATCTCCTCAAAATCTTCAGGATTAACTTCAACTTCAACAATGCTTTTATACCTTCTTTTTAGAATTCCCCCAAAAACTTTTTGAAATTGTTCTTTTTCTTTACTATAATTCATTACAAATGGATAGAAAAATTTTACTTGAGTATTATTTAAATAAATATGTCATACCTGACTATCTTTTAATAAAAAGAATTGAGGTTGTTAATTTACAAGAAGTAAAAGATAATAGAATTGATGTTGATATTCAAATTGTAACGGATTCAGAATCTTTTAAGTTAAAATTTAATTTAACTGAATCATTACAAGAACTTTTTATTTTTGAGGATAAGATACCCCAAACTTTTTTACAATCCCCAATTTTCAAAGAAAGTTCGGAAATAAATTTTGATAAAATAAAAAAAGAAATAAAACACTACATTAAAATTATAGTTAATAAAAGAATACAAGTATTTAAAATGGAATTGAAACTTGAAAACACATATTCAAACCACAATAAATAAAGTACATAAGAGAGAATTAAATGAGTTATTTGGAAAAGATGCGAAAGTTATTGTTGAAAATTTCACATATTCCACTACTGGGAAATTCTTATCTTGTTCCGTCACATTATATGTTGAGGATGTTGATAAGTATCTTGATTTATTTCCCTTTGCTCTTGAGCAACTTGTAATGGATTCCTTTAGATTATTTGCAATAGGTAAAGAACTACAAATAACATCATCAATAAAACAAATAGAAAATGGCTCACCCAATTGAACACGCAGAATCCTCAGTTAAAATATGGGGTGGAAAAGTTGAAGATTATTTACCAATGCATAATTGGATGGATGAAACAAAGGGATGGATTTGTCATTCAATCCATAGAATGTTTCGTCACCACTCTGAAGGTATATTTGAAATGGAAAAGATTTTTGGTCAATCATTCATTAATTCTGATGGTAAAATAGTATACACAAGATATGTTGGGGAAATGCACGTAAGAGAGGACTGCGATGGGTATGTCCCAACTGCAAAAGAGTGGATTGAGTCTTTGGAAAATAAAGAAAGACCTAAGTGGATGATGAAGTCTGCGAAACTAAACAGAGACAAATAATATTTATAGATATGGAAATACAATTAACACCTGAGGACAAGAAATCCTTATCACAATATTTTATATATATTAGAAGTTTTGGGTCAACCACCGCAAATGCAACTTGTTATTTTGAATACGGTAGCTTCACTTATGGAGGTGATGTTTATACAAATGGAAGAAGAATTGAAAAATTCAAACCAGTTGAGTTACTAATGGAAAGAATATTAGATAATATTGACACAGATAATTTTGAGAATGATGAATTTCACGACCAAGATGACCTTGATTATTTCTCAATAGATTTTGATTTTGATTGTTTAAGTAAAACAATTGACGTTAATTGTAATTTCTCTGTTCGTAATTATGATGATGCTGGAAGTAGTGGAGAAATTCCTGAAGAAGTTTTTGATAAAATCTTTAAAGAATATTCTGTAACTAAAATAGTTTGTACATATACTGGTGGTGGGGATAGTGGTTATATTGAAAGTGATATGGAACTTGGTGGAGATACTGTTCCAACACCATCAGAAATTGAAGATTATTGTTATACTGTTCTTGAAGACTTTGGTGGTTGGGAAATCAACGAGGGCTCTCAAGGAAACATAACATTTAACTTAAAAAGTAAAGAATATTCAATTGACCACCAATGGAATACCGAAGAGCTTCGTAATTTTAGTATATTGACAATTCAGGTTTAAGCAACCTGAATTGTTCTTTTTGGTCTATCGTCACCAAAATCAGGGCAGAAATAAACATTATTTCCATCGTGATAGATAGTCCCTCCCACTCCATTTGGAATTTTGTGTTTTTCATGGAATTTTTCACCCAAATCTATTTGGTAATTTCCATCGTGAACTAAGAAACATAAGTTTTCATACCCACAAGTATATTGCTGGTCTTTATTCTTATGTCTCATAAATTCATCAAAAGACATCACATATCTTGCATTTTCGTTCATTAGATGATTAACTATCTTATCTAATTGACTTTCTGTTAATTTAATTTGCTTTCCCATATTATATAAATATTATGCAGTTGGATAATTTCCACTATGATATATCCCAAACTCATCAGTTCTTCTTTTAGCATTTGCAAAATCTAAAAAATTTGGTTTTATTTTAGGGTTAGTTTTGGAATTTGGGTTCTTCTTAATTGCCGCAGACAAATTAGGGGCCTTTGATGTACATCCAGCAAATCCGACATTATAACATAAAGAGGCCATACCATCAAGTTGTTGTTGGTTTAGATTTGGGTATATTTTAAGTAATTTTTTAGCTATCGTATCTAAAGTTACTTTTAGATATTTGGTTGCAGTTTCAATTGAAACATCTTTATCGGATGGGGTAACCTTGGTCCCATCAGGATAATATACGGTACCATACCCAATAGTTGCAATTCCTTTTGGTTTTCTACCCTTTAGACAACAAGCATTAAAATCCTTTCTTATACAAGGAGTTCCATTTGCGTCATCATATACACACTTAACAAAAAATTCTTCTTTTTTAACATATTCTACAAGTTTGTTTGAAACTCCTGTTACTAACTCTGAATTTGATGAAGAAGATTTACTGTATTTCTCATTATATTTTAAAGTATCTTCAAATTCTTGTCTTGTGTAAGGTCTATTTTTTTTACCGTTCCACATTTCTTTCTTTTTAAACCAATTTGGGTCCATCCCATCATCACCTACAACTCCAGTCCCTTCTTGGACTACCTCCCAATATTTTAAAAACCTCTTTTTTGCAGAAGTTTCTCCATTTTTTTTAACAAGAGCGTCATAGTAAATTTTCCATTCACCCCAAGTCCAAGCGTCATCAAATCCCCACTCATCTTGGTCAGGGTATGCATCAGCATTTTTAGGGTCTGAACCTTCCTGCTCTTTTAATATTATTTTTTGTAAAATATCAATTATTTTCATTTGTTTCAGGTTTTAAAACGGCCATTGCTTCAGGAAAATCCTTACCCAATAATTCTTCATTTTTATTTTCATAAGGGATGTTTTGTAACACATATCTAATTGCATTCAATCCCGATACTTTTTTATCATTTGCGTCTAAAACAATCCAAGGATGGTTTATTGTAGATGTCTTATCAAATAGTCTTTGTTTAAATTCAGTAAACCTTTCCCACATATCTTGCATCTTGGAATCATTTGGAGAATACTTCCAATATTTGAGTGGTGATTTTTGTCTCATATCAAATCGTCTTGCTTGAGTTTCCTTATCAATTGAGAACCATAATTTAAAGAGATAGTCTCCTTTCTCAACTAATTCATTTTCAAAACTCTCAACATTTTCCATAAAATGTTCATATTCTTCTTCAGAACCATATCCCATTACAGGTTCAACAAGACCTCTGTTATACCAACTTCTGTCAAAGAAATTAATCATACCAGGTTTAATATGTTTTTTATATCTTCCAAACCAATCTTGTCTTTCCTCAGGAGATGGGATACCAAGAGCGATAATATTAAAATATCTTGGATTTAAATTCTCAGTAAATTTTTTGATAGTTGAACCTTTACCTGCAGAATCTCTTCCTTCAAAAACAATTATAACTGTTTTACCTGTTTCCATTAACCATTCTTGAAGTTTAAGAAGTTCTACTTGTAAGTAATATAATTCTTTTCTAAAGACTTTTTTCTTTAATATTGATGGTTCCTCAGGTTCAAAACTATAGTCATCTTGTTCTGGCTCAATTTCATATGAATCAGGTTCTCTGTCCTTTAAAGAACCAAGAACTTTTTCAAAATATTTAACAATCGACACATACTTGTCACCTTTTTTGAGTAATGTGTTTTTAACACCATGTTCTAATAAATCAAAATTTATAACTTGGTCATCAGCGAGTTCCACAATTTGGTTAAAAAGTGATTCGGACTCTTTTTTTAAAAGACCATTAACACTTAAAATTGTCTGTATAGATTTAATATGGTGTTCAGATGGTTTTGCCATCTCATTCAATGGAACACCAATCATTTGTTTAATTCTTTGTACCTCAGTTAACAGGTTTCTCATATAAATTTTTTTTACACTTGGGTGATATAATATAAAGCACGATATACGTAATTACCATCACCTTTTTGTGACAGTAATCCATTTATTTCTTTTGTTGTTAAATTAGTTTCTGTTTTATTTAATTTTTTTGAAGCATTCAATTGAGCATTTGTCAGGGATTTTGATTTTGCAGATTTTCTGTCCATACTTTCTCCTACACCTGTATAATAATTCGGTTTAGTATTTGCAGTTTCTTGCATTTCCTCCCAAGTTGATTTTGGTACATTCCCTAATTCAGTTGTCGGTTCTGCCTTTGGTAATGATGGGGTAGTAGTATCAGACTCTTGTTCTGAAATAACTTTTCCTTTATCATAAGAAAAAAGAAATTTCATTCTACCTAATTCTTCGTTTAAATAATTTTTCATAACTTTTTACGCAATATATTCACCAGAATCAAAATCTTGTTTAGGTAGATTAGATGGGTTTGGATTTTCTGATGGAGTCTCTTTTTCGTTCTTTTGAGCTTCTCTTTGTTTCAATTCTTTTCTATTTCTACTTTTAAATCCATATATTGCAATATAAATCATATTTTCCTCATTCCAGTATTCATCTCTTTTATAAGGATGTTTATCTGCTCTAGCATCAATAGATGATTGTCTTCTAGCTTGATTGTAATCCATACCCTCAACAGGATAACATTCTTCATCGACCAATATTTCGTTTGAATCACACCATTCTTGAATCATGTTTTCGTTTTCAAGATTTTCCTTCTCCTCATTGTCTTTTTTCGTTCGATTCATTTGGTCTTCAGCAGATATTTGAGTATCTTTAATTATAGGTTCCTTTCCATAAACCGCACCCGACTCAACATCCATACCCGGTTTAAATCCACCTTCAGGTGTTGGTACATATCTATATGACGAATAATCAGGAAATTTAGCTTTAAAATCTTCTACCTTTAAAGTTGAAGCCACTCCGTCTACTTTACCTGTACCGGGTAATCTTGAGTCAGCACCTGGAATAACTTTTACTAGATATGCAAACGTGTTAAAGGTTTGATTATTCATTTTTTCCTTTCCTGCCGCAAGTTGGTCATAAACCGATTGAACGTTTATACCTGTTGCTGTTACCTTTTCAATTGGGGTTGTTGCAGTATCTGTTGTGGTAGTTTTAGTTGGGGTAGTAGATGAATTATTAAATATTTTTGTTTTAATTGCGTCAATTCCTTTTTGACTTTTTTGCTCAATCCAGTTAGCGTTTGTACCTTCTGTTTTCTTTGCGTAATAATATTTATCACCATCTTGTTTGTATTGGTATGGGTCACCTTTAGAACCTTGTTTTATTTCAGTCTGTTCTGAAATAACAATCCCTTTCTTATAACCAAAGAGATATTGCATTCTGTCCAATTCTTCGTTCAAAATATTTTTCATAAAAATAAACTTTTTTTATAAATACATCAAAAATGACTAATTTTATGGTTATAAACTTTTTTATAACTACTTTTTTTTATAAAAAGTTTGGAGTAACAGGACAGATTGCCATATATTTGTATTCTAAATAACAAACACTATGAAAAATACCATTCTCACAATCACATTTATCATTTTGAGTTTTATTTCTAATTCTCAAGTTATTACTGTTAAGTTGGACACCACTCAATTTTTTGAACATTCGTCGTTGATTAGTACCACACGGGCTCTTGAACTAGGAAAATTGGTTTACACTGATTTATACGAACACAAAAATAAGTTAGTTGTAACTTACGATTTGGGTAAAAAAATTGAATCCTGTGAAGGTAGTCAATACAAAATTATTAAAATTAATCAAAGTACTAATATTATTGATGTTGTAGTACAAGAGGATAGTCAAGAATCATTGGTAGTCTTGGGTAAAACTGATGAAGGTAGTATTATCTATATTATTGAATACCGTGAGGGTGATTTAATTAAAGGGTTTTTTACTAAAAATCCTGAAATTATCTACAATTAAATTAATATAAACAAAAAAGGAGAGTAACCTCTCCTTTTTTTATTTTTAATTAATTTTACGCTTTTCTACACCAACCTAGACGTGATTGAACTCTAGTTTTAGCAATTTCTAATGATTTTATGCTTTTTAGTGGTAATTTTTTATCAACACCTTTACATAATTCATCAATAGTGTAATTTTGAGCAATTAAATCTAAATCTTTAGTAATTATATCTACTAAAAAATAAGGGTCACCTGGGCCAGGTTCAGCAGTTCTCTCGGGAGCTACGGTATAATTACGACCAGTCGCCGTGTTAACCATACCAACATTTATGGTATGAGGTCCTTTGGCTAATTCGGCACTGTTTATACCCCAATTCAAAAATTGACGTAAACTAGTATCATCAATTATTTTTTCCATTTTATAAGTTTTTCCATTTAGTTTAGTTCCACTAGATGCCGCAGTTTCAGGAACTCCTTGTTCATTTAAATAATTTTTCTTGGTTGCATTTTCATGCATTTCAAGGATTCTTTTCTTTTCGGATTCGTCTATCTTAAATAATTGTCTCATACTTTTTATTTTTTTTATATAAATACTTCAAAAATGACTAATTTTATGGTTATAAACTTTTTTATAACTACTTTTTTTATAAAAATTTGGAGCGGAACAGTAAATTACCGTATATTTGTAGAATAAATCAAATAACAAATGAAACACATCACTTTTTTAATCTTAGTAGTTCTAATGGTATTCGGATGTTCTTCAACCATTAATACTAAAACAGTTAACAAACAAATCACAAAAACTATTAAATGTGATACGACATATTACAGAGGTATTGATGAGGAAACCGGTGAATACTACCTAATTATGGAGGTAACTTGTGACACCATCAAAGGTTATGAATACGTTCCCGGAAAAACAATTTAATTATTTTTTCCCAACATTATAAGTTCCTTGCCCAACAACTTTTGCGGACCCTGGCTGAACATATGATTGGTTAGTCACAGGTTTAGTCTGTTGTGGTAGACCTAATAAATAAATTTGGTATCTAAGTAGAGCGTCCACAGTGTTTGTACCTAACTTACCATCAACGAATGCTTTTTCAGTACCATCTGTCCCGACAAATTTTAAATTGGCGTTACCTGAAACTGTTTGTAAATCAGTTTGTAAAGCCGTGGTGGAGCCTGATGTTACCCCCGCTTCTTGTGCCCTTTTTACTAAAGCGTTCATATCCGTAGTTTTTAATTTTTCTCTTGCAGTATTTAAATCATCAATTTTTTGTTGAGGTGTCATAGTTGCGAAATTAGGATTGGATTTAAACAAATTGAATTCTTTATATATAAATTGTCTAGCGGGCACCGACTCTGTCGAAAACTCATAGGAGGTAGAAGATTGTTCTATTAGATAATGTTTCTTAGTTGCATTTTCATGCATCTCAAGAATCCTTTGTTTTTCAGATTCATTAATATTAAATAATTGTCTCATACTTTTAATTTTTTTATATAAATACCCCATTATTTAGTAATTTTGTATCTATGAATATTTTCTTTTTAGATTGGGACGTGAACAAATGTGCAAAAGACCACTGCGATAAGCACGTGGTTAAAATGATACTTGAAACCGCTCAATTGTTGTGTGGAGCTCATCATACTACCGACCAACCGACCGACCAAGTACCGTACAAGTTATCCCATAAGAATCACCCCTGTTCTATATGGACCAGGTCCTCATTAAGCAACTATCTTTATCTTTGTGAACTTGGTCTATCATTGTCTAAAGAATACACCCAGAGGTACGGAAAACGTCATAAATCACAGGATGTTATTGAGTGGTGTCTAATTAATAAACCAAAAATTCAAGACATAGGTTTTACTGAACCACCGAAGGCAATGCCCGATGAATATAAAGTAACCGATGTTGTTGAATCATATAGAAACTACTACCGTGGGGAAAAAATGGATTTTGCGGTATGGAAAAATGGACATAAACCTGAATGGCTTATTGATATCTTAGAAAAAGTTTAATATCATTAATAAAAATTACAAAAATGGAGCAAATTAAAAATGGTGACAGTGTTTCCGTAAATTACACTGGCCGACTCGAAGACGGCACAATTTTCGACACTTCAATTCAAGAAGGACGTACCCCACTTACAGCAAAACTCGGTGAAGGTCAATTAATTCCAGGTTTTGAAAATGGGTTAATTGGTATGTTAATTGGTGAAAAAAAGACAATTGAAATTGAACCTCAGGATGCTTATGGTGAAGTGAATGAGATGATGATTCAAGAAGTAAATCTAAATCAAGTTCCCGAAAACGTAAAAGTTGGTGACATGTTGCAAGGTCAGAATCAATACGGACCAGTTCAGGTCACAGTGAAAGAAGTTAAAGAATCAACCGCAGTGTTGGATATGAACCACCCACTTGCAGGTAAGAAACTAATCTTTGATTTAGAGGTAGTTTCAGTTAATTAATTTTAACTACCCTTTAAAATAAAAACCCCCAAACTTGGGGGTTTTTTTATTTCATCAAAGACATCATTTGAATTGATATATTTCTAAGTTGGTTTTGCAATTTTGAAATACGCATGTTTTGCTCTTCATTGAGGTCTATTGACTCACCTTTAACTGCTGAGATTTGATTTGAAATCTTATCGTGTTCATGTAATAGACTCTGATAAACTTTTGATTTTTCTTCTTGTGTCATAATGTTTTTTTTTATATTTATAAATATGAAGTTTGATGTTCAGCAAATACTAACGACACTAACAAGAAGACAAAGAATGACAGGTCTTATAATTCTTGTATTGGCGACAATTATAATATTTGTTTTACCATCATATTTTAAGTCAATTTCTCCTGAAACTGAAGAGCTGAAGAAAACTATTTCATTCCAACAAACTCAAATTGATACATTAAGTAATAATTTATTATTTCAAAATAGAAAATTGGTTGATTTAAATCGGCAAATCATTTTCAATGAACAAGAATGTACAAACAGAATTGTTGAGAGAGAGAAAGAAATAATGATAATAATAGAAGGAATGAAAAATACTTTGAAATACCAAAGTCAGACAATTAGAATAAGAGATTCTGTTTTATTGGAATCAACTCCCAAAGTAATATTTCAAGATAATAGTTATAAAACTCTTTGTGATTTAGAGGAAAAAATTAAGAAAAATAATTAATCTTCATTTATCGGGCCAGTACTATAGACCCAACGATAAACATCTAAATCGTAATCAACAAGTTGTTTTAATTCATCAAGAAATTCTGAAAATGTACCTCTTTCCATAACTGGAAAATTACCAAATCTCATGTTTATACCTGGTTCATTAAATTCAGTTTCAAATCTAAATTGTGTTTGTGGGAATTTGGTTTTTTTAATTGCTTTTTTAATATCGTCAGATACTTTATTTGTATAATCGTAATTTTTAAAATCAAAAAATATTTTAATATTACTATCAATTGATAATAATTTTTTCATTGTGTTAATAAATTCACCGAGCCTCCAAGTTCTTGACTTAAAAAATCCTTTTGGCTCAGAATATATTTTATTAAAATATTCTTCGTCATAGTTTTTTGAATTCTTATCATATTTTGACAGGTCAACTACTATTCCAACCCAATTGTTACCATGTTCTTGGCTGTATTTATATTCAATACCTGTTTTTTTAGACATTGTATTAATATATTTTTCAACAGCTATTTTTTTTTCGTTTTGTAACATATTATATGGAATCTTGTATTACTGGTGTCATATCAACTCTAACGTGAGTTGGGTTATTAAAGTCAAAGGTAGTTAAAGAACTTAATACAGTATTAAATAATAAATTAAATTGTTCTTCACTTTTATTGATTTCGTCAAAATTATCTTTAAGCCAATCCATATTTTTTTTATCAATTACCACATCTAAATCATAAGATTTTAATGTACTTGATGACATTTTATTTTTTTGAAAAGAACTTTTACTCAAGTTAACGTCATCAATCCACCAATATTGTTTTTTCATAAACCTTTTAATGGCGTTCTCAACTCTGTTAAATTCTTGTTCTATGTCTTCTCTTTCAAATTCCATTAAATTTCTTTTGGTTTTTCTTTCTTAACTCCACCCAAAGATTTTGTTAATTTTAACATAGTAAAACCTTTATCAGTATTAAAAGGTTCTGTACTTAAACTGATTGAGTTATTACCACGCTCCAAAGTAAAAGATACAGAAACAATAGGAAAATTATAACCCTCACTATTAATATAAAATGATGTCACTTTAAATGGTGATTTATTTATTTTTGATATGAAATCATCCACAGATATGCTCCCCTTATACAAATTAATCTCAGGTATATTTGTATCCATTTTAATTTCTTTCCCTTTCAACTTATTAAAATAATCCTGAAAATCGGATGATTCTTGTTCTAAAATAATTTTTTTAAGTTGTGATTCGGTTATAATTAATCTCATCCTTCTGTGGTTTCTTCCTCTTCAGTAATTTCATTTATTTTATTCTTAGCCGTTACATACTTGTCAATTGACGCAATACCAAACGCTCCAAGAGTAATATAAAGGAACCCATCAAATACAAATTCATTAATCGGAAACTTCATTCCAAAGAATCCTGTATATATGTCAATACCCAGACAAATTACCATCATAATAAATGACCCAAAACCAACAATTGATTTTTCATTAATATCATTCTCATCCATAAACATCTTAATGAGAAATGACGGTTCTTTCTTTTTTGTTTTTTGTTTCATATTAATCTTCTTTAAATATTAAATATTCATTTGGTCTAGTCGAATTTCTAATTGTGAGTCCGTTAATCATAAATACAACATCAACAATTTCGTCGAAGTTGTTTTTGTAATACACATGTCTACCTTTGACTTCAGTAGTGTTGTAAATTAAAGAATCGTTACCATACTTTTGAACCAATACTGAGTCTTGTGTTACGTACCAAGACCCTTTTGATTTATACTCTTTTCTAATTTTCCCGTCATAATCAATAATTTTGTTATAATTAATTTTTAAATTAACTTGGGAACTACATGTAAAAGAAATAAAAAACATTAAAATTGCAAATAGTGTTTTCATATTATTTTTTTTAATAAAAATCAAAATCCATGTCTTCAAACGGAACCCTAAAATTTTCTTTTGAGTAATAATAGATATCGTCAACCATAGATTGTAATCTTTTCTCACCGATTTCTCTCATAAGATTTGAATCAAGGACAATTGATTGATTAATTACAAGTTTTCTACTGTTTGGTTTTGTTTGGTATCTTTCGTATATACTTTCCCCAACAATCTTAATCTTTTCATCCTTTGTAATACTTTTTTTAATTAATAGAACAAGGTCTTTGTAAATAACACAATTTACATCAGGAGATTCAATTAATTTTCGATATATTGCTTGAACTTCTTTGGTTGCATTTGGCTCAGACTGAATGAAATTCAAGGTATTAAGCATTTGCTTATAAATCTTAATACCAATATTATAACCTAATAAACTCTTTGGGAGTCCTTTCGGGAAGTGAGTTCTATTTCTTGGTTTATCAACATATGCGTATATAAAATCTTTTTCCAAAAAGTCAAAATAATCATTATAGAACTGTTCAATCTTTTCTTTAGGTGAAACTAATGTTGTATAATCGTTTTCAACAAGCTCACCATACAGGTCAGCAAGTCTTCTCATCTTTGTTTTAATTTTTGATGGAAGAATAATATAAAAGAACTCATTTTTTGGGTGAAGATAGATATCTTCCCATCCTAAGTTTTTAAGGTCATCTGAAATTTGAGAGAACAATGTATTAACTTTTTCGGTTATTGTTTTTAACCTTTTTTTTTCTTCGGTTGCCTTTTCTTCTTTCTTTGTTGTTTTAACAAGATATTGTTTTGGTTGTAAGGATTTTAAACGGCTAACCTTTATGCCCATTTCAGACATTTCAGCTTCCTCTCTCAAAACTTTAAAAATCAAATTCCTCATACTAAATAAATATCATATATAGTTAAGTTTGTTACAATGTATTTCATAATAAAAACCCCATTGGGGTTCAATGGGGTGAATTAATTATTTTTAATGGTACTTACATTTTTTCAATATCGCCCCACTGTTTTCCATATTCAGGATTTTGTGTGAAACTTTCTTCACTTCTTAAAGAATATTTGAGGTCTTCAATATAGTTTTCCAATTCA